GCGCGTTCTCTGGGCTGGCTGGCTACGTGACCGAGGCTGGCGGTGCCATCGCTGGCGGATTCTCAACTGCCGTCTCTGACGGCATCGTCGTCCTGGGCGACCTCGCCACGACTGCCACGACCACCTTCAACGGCGTCTACGAAGCCGTTGCTGCTGGTGACTTGTCCGGTGCGATGGACGTGCTCTGGGCCGGGCTTGTCGCTGGCTGGCTGCGTGGCACTGAAGCGTTGATGTCCTACGTTGATCCGTGGGTGGCAGCGTTTCAAGACGTTTTCACCGACATCGGCTCAGGCATCTACATCGCGTGGGACAAGATCTACACCGACTCGGCTGCACTGCTCAACACGATGGGTGCATTCATCATGGGCTTCTTTGACAACATCGCCAACGGCGTGATGGCGACGTTTGACAACCTTGTGGCTGGCATCCAGATCGCATGGACGAGGGTGAAGGGCTTTATCACTGGAGCCAAGGATACGAAGGAGCGAGTGCAGAAGATCAAGGACGCGAACGCCGCGCGGGCGGAGCAGAGACGGCAAGAGCGTCCAGGCGTCGAGGGACGCACTGCCAAGGCGGCGGCAGAGAACGCACAGGCAGAGCAGGATCGGATGGACCGTGTTGACGCAGTTCAAGCAGACGCACAGGCCACAAAGGATGAGAGGCAGGTTGCAAGCCAGCAGCTAGCAGACGAGAGACGCGCTGGCGTGATGGCGGCAGAGGCAAAACTTGCGGAACTAACGACAGCAAAGCAAGCCGAGCGAGATGCCGCCAAGAAGGCAGCCGAGGAAATTGCAATCACGACCGGAGCAGATGCGGCTTCGCCTAGCGAGAAGGCAGCGACAGCCGGTGCCAGTGCCGCTGGTGCTGACGCAGCAACAAGCAAGGCCGAAGTCGCCGGCACCTTCTCGTCGGTCAATCTCGGCGGCATGGGCTTTGGCTCGTCTCTGGCTGAACGCACTGCAAAGGCAGCAGAGGACACGGCGAAGGGTGTCAAGGAACTTGTCGGCCAGGGTGGCGGAAAGGTGGCAGCGTAATGGCACTCGTGTGGGTAGAAGACGGCGACAGCAGGCAGGCGACGATTGTCCGCAAGGGCAAGAAGGGTGCGTCTTCCTACACTAAGTCATACAAGATATTCGGCACTGCCGATGACACGGAACTGCATGCCGCGATCAACGCAGAGATAAGCGCGAACGGTGCGTACTGGCAGTATCCAGGCGTCACAGGCATGCAACTGCTTGCCGAGCAGTACAGCGTTTCGTACCTCGGCGACAACGCTTGGCAGCTGACGATCAGCTATGAGAAGGCTGGCGCAGAAGATTCATCGCAGACCGAGCCGCTGAAGCGTGCGAGGTCTTTCGACACGACGGGCGGCACGCAGCACGTCACGCAGGCATGTTCGGTCGGGTCTGGCGGCACGCTGGACTTTGAGAAGCGGTTCCCGTCAACAGCAACGAATATGTCAGGGGCAATCGGCGTTGACGCTAACGGCGTGAACGGCATCGACATCATCACGCCGCAGCTGCAATGGCAGGAGCAGTACGACGTCCCCAACGCCTACATCACTGCCGCCTACGTGCGTGGATTGGCTGGGCTCACTGGCACGACGAACAATGCCGCATTCAGGGGCTTTGAGGCTGGCGAGGTTCTGTTTGTAGGCTGCTCGGGTTCGCAAGAGTGGGACAGTGACAAGGGTAGCGGGCCGTGGTCGTTGTCATATCGTTTTGTGGCGTCAAAGAACGTCACTGGGCAGACCATCGGCAGCATCGGCGGCATCGAGAAGAAGGGTCACGAATACCTATGGGTACGGTACGAAGATGCCGTCTCTGGCAGTTCGCTCCTGAAGCAACCCAAGGCAGTCTACGTCTCAAAGGTCTACAAGGACGCTGACTTCTCGCAGCTAGGCATCGGCACGGGGTACACCTGATGCCACGCCCAGACGGACGCATCGAGCAGGGACAGCCGCTACGCGGGGCGATCAGTGCCCGTGCGTGGAATCGGGCGCAAGACGCCGCCGACCTGGTGCTCGGTGCCAATCCCGGCACGGAAGGCGTGCCCGGCTCGCCGGTGCTGAAGCCGTACACATGGGTCTACTGCAAGCCGTCCACCACCGTCGCTCGCTGGGGCGTACTGGCGATCACGGGAGTCGAGATCACGCCTACGTCGTCGGCAGGCGGTGCTACGGCGTCGTTCGAGGAAATGCCCGTCTTGCAGGGCGGCACGCCGTCAGCGACCACGACGGCGTGGTGCGTAGCCGTGGAGCCGATTGAGAGCGGGAAGGTCGGGCGCGTGGCTGTGGGTGGCGTGGTGCAGCTGAAGGCGGCGGATCTGGGCAAAGCGTCTGGCGCTCATGTGCTGTGGAAGGATTCCAACTGGGCGCTGATTCGGATGCAGGCTGGCTTGATTCGTGGCACGTTCTCAGGGACGTGGACGAAAGGCAGCACGACAACTGTCACGGATGCCGTCGTCTCTGGTGCGACGTACACGGCGAAGAACTACATCGCCACGCTATCTGGCTCCGTTTGCTTCATTGCCTATGTTGCGGATGAGTGGGTGCTCGTCGGCTGGGATTGGCACAGCATGACGGGCTACTCGGCGTCTACTCAGCAAGTGCTCACGCATGCTGCCAACGGCGGTCTGGCGTGGGTCTCCACCACGGCTTGCACATGACACTCGCCACAAAAAACGGCTCGCTGATCGTCAAGGACGGCCAGATCGCAGAGAACTGCGGGTGCTGCGGGGATTGGTATTGCTGTGCGAGCCTTTCTTGCGTCCCGCTGGACGTGTCGTCCGTGTCTGTCAGCATCACTGCCGAAGACTACTTCGCCAAATACGACATGCTGGACAACTTAGTCACTGCAAACTCACCGTACAAATCATCGGCGGGCTTTCTTGGTTCGCTCTTCTCTGGCACTCGCCAACTCACAAGGGTTGCATCTACTCAAAGCCCAGCAATGTCTCGCTGGGAAACTACATATTCCGGCTTTCCGGCAGGCTGCGGGACGCAGACGCTTTCTGTGACCTTAAATGCGAACTCAAGCATTTACCCAAACGTGATGACCATCCTGCCGTTTCCAGTTATGTATTTTCACTCAGAGACGCAGTTTCGTTCGTTGCAAGAACTAACTTGTAGCGGTCCTGGTTCGTACACTGTCGGCTATGGGCTGTATGAGCGGCATTCGTGGCCGCTGTGTACTGAATTTCCGCAGTCTTTGCCCTACTCGCGAGTGTGGGAAGCAAACAAGAGCCTCGTTGACCAGCAACTAGCACAGTTCGGCAGTTCGGCTAACTCATACGGAATGCTGGCTGCTAGGCGTGGCTCTGACGAAAAGTACGGCTCAGAGATTACTAGCGTTGTATCCCGCACTGGGCAGCAGAATGTGTCTGTAGTCATCACGCTGAGTTAGAGCCATGCCCTGCTACCAATCAACCTCGCTGCCATCTGGCGTCACGACCACGGGTCGCACTTCATACGCTACGCAGGCCGACTGCCTGCAAGCCTGCCAAGAGGGCGCTTGCTGCGAGGGCACGTCGTGCAGCGTCAAGCCGCAGTGTCAGTGCAAGTGCCGTAGTAATTCGTGTTGTGGACCTGACACGATGACGGTAAATGGTGTAACTGGCCCGCGATGCCGTGGCGGAACTGAATCAGAGTGCGCCGCCCGTGGTGGGGTGTGGCGGCCGTGCTACGGATGTAGTGCGGATGCAGCCACGCCAGATAATTCAATTTGCTCGCCTGGCGACAGACCGCAGGCGAACGCGCCTTCTTTCAAGGGTGTGGGGACGACGTGTACGCCGAATCCGTGCGTGTGCGCCAGCACGTGCATACCAACATCTGTACAATCTCTGACGCTTACGATCTCTGGCTATGAGGGGCAGTGGCGCCCTCAAACGATAACACTTAATGGCTCGTACTCGCTGCAAAGGCTTCCGAGCAATCCGTGCATCTGGTACTGGAGTGGCTACGAGAATACGAACTGCTCTAGTAAGCAGAATTTTGCCAGTAGTTTCTGGGACGGAACCAATGCGAGTGGAGTTAATCACAGAGTTGGATTCCGGCTGGCTCAAAACTCGTTTGCGTGGTACATGATTGACACGGTAGACCTAGCCTGCTGTGGCGCTCTGTATTGCAGCGATAGGTCTGGTTGTAATTCCTCTGGATTTTCGACGGGAGGCCTCGTCTCTGGAACAACAACGCCAGTCCTTGACGCTGTCTGTTCTGCACCTGTTAGCCAAGTTTTTTCTACAGGATCTGTTTATGGGTCCGTCTGCGGTACTAGCTTCCTGCATTACTTTCAGTGGTCCGTTTCAATCAACCCTCTCCCATGACCACCTGCCACCGCTTGCATCTCGAAGCCCGTTGCCGCGAGCGTGGCTACACGCTCGACGAGGTGCTACCGTGCG